AGCGGCCATTTTCATACAATTTCTTTTCAGATAATGATTTTATTGAGTTTTTTAGATTTGGTGATTTTGTCGGGGCGTACTATGAAGCTTAGATCTATATCAAAATCCATCAATATAGATTCTATATTAAAATCCATCAATATAGATTCAGGTGAAATATGACAGACAAAAAAGACAAACCCAAAGCCGCAGCCCGGCGCGCCCGTTCCGATAGTACAGGTGCAGAGATAGCGGCATCCCAAGCCGCCCTAGCAGTTATGCAGCCGCCGGAAACCGTCAACATTAACGATGACGCGATGAAGTTTTGGGACGTTATAATCCTATCACGCGCCGCCGATGCTTGGACTGGCAATGATTTAATGCTGGCTGGAATCCTGGCGCGCTGTTATGCGGACATTGAAAAGTATTCTGTTGCGCTTTCCAGTTCCCGTTTAATCAAAGATGAGAAGGGGCAGCCCAAAATAAGCCCAGCACACAAGATAGTGGACGACCTGTACAAACAGGCGCTGTCGCTAAGCCGCACGCTCCAGATACATCCTAGGGCTACTCAGGGCGAGTCTAGAGACCAAGCAACGCGCAATGGGATGTTTGCCGACAAGCGCAATAACATGGCGCAAGATGAAGACGATCAATTCCTGGCGAGGCCTGATACCCACTAATGATGACCCGAGGCGAGCGCGTTTGTGGATTTATCGAAAGCTATTGTTTGGTGCCAGAAGGCGACCACGTTGGAAAGCCCGTGGTGCTGGCCCCGTTCCAGAAGGAGTTTATCCTGGCGGTTTACGATAACCCGCACGTCACCGACACCGCCATCTTGTCAATCGCACGAAAGAACGCCAAGACGGGAACGATAGCTTTCATCTTGCTGGCGCATATTATCGGGCCGGAAGCTAAACAAAACAGCCGGATAGTCAGTGGCGCTATGAGCCGGGAGCAGGCCGCTGAGGTTTATAACCTGGCATCTAAATGCGTTCTGATTTCGCCAAAGTTGCGCGATAAAATTAGGATTATACCGTCTAGCAAGAAACTAGTTGGCCTTCTGATGGGAGTGGAATACCAGGCGATCAGCGCCGAGGGTAAAACAGCCCACGGCAAAAGCCCGATACTGGCAATCCTCGACGAGGTGGGACAGGTACGCGGGCCGCAATCTGATTTCATTGATGCTATCACAACGGCACAGGGCGCGTATGAGCAGCCGCTGCTAATCTATATAAGCACCCAAGCCGCAACCGATGCCGATCTGTTCAGTATATTGATCGACGATGCCAAGAAGAACAAACCGAAAAAGACGGTGTGTCATGTTTATGCAGCCGATAAAGACGGCGAGCTGCTAGACAAAGCGCAATGGTCTAAGGCCAACCCTGCGCTGGGATTGTTCCGGTCAATGTCAGACATGGAAAAGCAGGCAGACAAAGCCAACAGGATGCCGAGCTTTGAAAATACATTTCGCAACCTGAACCTGAACCAGCGGGTCAGCACCATGTCGCCGTTCGTTTCCAAGACAGTTTGGGATCTTAACGGGCGTGCTATAATAGCCGAGCGCGGGATAGAATGGTTTGGCGGATTGGATCTGTCAGCAAGGACGGATTTAACTTCCTTTGTGGTGCTAGGTATTAACCCGGATGGTATGATGATCACCGAGTCATATTTCTGGACGCCTGAGATTGGGTTGCTAGACCGGGCCAAAGTTGACCGGCAGCCGTATGATGTTTGGGTGCGCGAGGGTTATCTGCGAACAACGCCAGGCGCGACAGTTGATTACAGTTTTATTGTTCGGGAAATTGCCGAAATAGTCAGCGACAAGAATCTGGTTTCACTAGCTTTCGACAGGTGGCGCATCGATGTATTTAAAAAGGAATGTGAGCGGGAAGGTATTGACCTACCACTTGTTGAGTTTGGCCAGGGCTTCAAAGATATGTCGCCTGCAATCGATGCCCTCGAAGCGGCGCTGCTTAATGATAAAATTGCGCACGCAATGCAGCCTGTTTTAACGATGTGCGCGGCGAACGCGGTGATAACAAAAGACCCCGCCGGAAACCGCAAACTGGACAAGCACAAGGCAACAGGGCGCATTGATGGCATGGCTGCATTGACTATGGCGATTGGTGTGTTAAACTCCACAGTTGAAGCGCCAGAAGCCTTGTCGCCTTGGGAAGATTCAAACTATAGCATCATGGGCTAATTTAATGGCATGGTTTAAGAAAACCCCAGAAGTTCGATCAATGGAAAACCCCAATACTCCGGTAACGGCGCAAGCCGTAAACTGGGGCGGCAGTGCAGTCGCTGGCGTTAACGTCACGCTAGAAAATGCCTTGACCGTTCCCGCCGTCTGGGCCGCCGTCGAGTTTATCTCCGGCACCATCGCAAGCCTCCCTTTAAACGTCTACGAAAAAACAGAAACCGGTCGCGTCAAAATGACATCCGGTTTGCAGACTGTTATCCATGACGCAGTGAACGATGAAACCAGTTCTTTCGATTGGCGCAAATATACGTTCGAGCGCATCCTAACGGGTGGTCGTTCAATCACTTATATTGAGCGCGCCAATGGAAGGGTGGTTAATCTTTGGCCGATGGACCCTGCCGACGTTACTATTAAGCGTTCGTCAAACCGGAAGACGTATGAATACAGCCCAGGCGGTGACGCTAAGCCAGTAACCTACGCGGCCAGCGAAATTATCGACATATTCTTTTCGGTTGAGTCTGACGGCATTACATCGATCAGCCCTATCTTAACCAACAAAGATGCCATCGCTTTGGCGATCGCTGCAACGAATTACGGATCCAAGTTTTTCAATAATGGCGGCGTGCCTCCTTTCGTGATGACCGGAAACTTCCAAACCGGGTCAGCATTGAACCGCGCCTCAAATGATTTGCAGAATGCGATCCAACAACAGACTAAAGAGAACCGTTTAGCGCTAACGCTACCCGCTGGGCATGAGATTAAGCCAATTGGCGCAGACCCTGAAAAGTCGCAGCTGGTTGACCTAAAGCGCTTCCAAGTTGAAGAGATCGCTCGCATCTATTCTTTGCCGCCGGTGTTCTTGCAAGACCTTACGCACGGCACGTTCAGCAATACAGAGCAGCAAGACCTTCACCTGGTCAAACACACGCTGCGCCGATGGATAACGCAGGTTGAGCAAGAGATGAACCTAAAGCTGTTTGGTCGCGATGAGGCGAAATTCTACGTTGAATTTAATCTTGATGGCCTGCTACGTGGTGACTTCTCGACTCGAATGAGCGGATACGCTACCGGTATTCAGAACGCTATCCTGACGCCTAACGAGGCGCGGGCACAAGAGAATAGACCCGATAAAGATCTGGGTAACGATTTATTAGTCCAAGGCGCCACGGTGCCGCTTGGACAGCAGAAGATGGGTGACACAAATGTCTAAAGAAATCAGATCAGGCGAGCCGGTCGAGATTCGGGCGGAAGGCGACACAATCAGCGTGAGTGGGTATGCCGCTGTTTTCAATTCCGAAACTATCATTGGCGGTTCATACCGTGAGCAGATTGCACCCGGTGCGTTTGCTGATGCTATTGGCCGCGATGATGTTATGTTCTTGATCAACCATGACGGCCTGCCGATGGCTCGCACTAAGTCGGGCACGCTAACCTTGGCAGAAGATGAGCGCGGACTGTATATGTCTGCTGAGCTTGATTCTAGTGACCCTGATGTGCGTGCAATTGTTCCAAAGATGAAGCGCGGCGACCTGGATAAAATGAGTTTCGCGTTTAGTCCTGAGATCCAAAGCTGGGATGACTCCGGCGATATGCCTTTGCGCACTATCCGCCAAGCTAGTCTGTACGATGTTTCGATCGTTACATATCCGGCTTACCAAGATACCGACATCGGCCTACGTTCGCTAAGCGAATTTAGATCTGCGCAAGAAACCAAAGAAATAGAAAGCAACCCCGAAGCAATTGCTACGCGGCTGCGAATGAAATTAGCATTGAGCTAATATTAATCGGCGGTTCCCGCTAATTAATGCCATCAAATCGCCCGTTGGCTGGGCATCAAAAAAGGCTTTAAAAATGGAAAATATCATCAAATTGCGGGAACAAATGGCTACCCTAGCCACTGAAGCCCGTTCACAACTTGATACAATCACAGACGCTACCGATTCAAGCCGTGCTAAAGAAATTGAAGCACGTTTTGACGCTATCATGGTTGACCATGACAAGATCGGCGCGACTGTTGAGCGTGAAGTAAAACTGGCCGATGCTGAAGCCCGTGCAATCGAAGCCCGCCGCCCTAATGCTGGTGAAGCTGTTGCCGTTGCAGAAGCTCGCAAGTCTACCCCAGAATACAAAGAAGTATTTGAAAAGCAGTTGCGTTTCGGTTCTGCTGAGCTTGATTCTGAAGAGCGTTCAATCCTGTTATCTGGCAAAGTCGAAGGCCGTGCGCAGTCTACTGCTCCAGGTTCTGCTGGTGGTTTCACAGTACCAGAAGGTTTCAGCGGTCAGATTGATCAGCAGATGGCAACTTGGGGACCGATGTGGGATGCCGCTATCGTTCGCGAATTGTCTACTTCTACTGGCAACGCCCTGCCTTGGCCTACAGTAAATGATACCGACAAGTCTGGTCGTCTCAAAGCTGAGAATGCTTCTGTTGATGATGATGGTTCTGATGATGTTGTTTTCTCTGAGAAAGTTTTGAATTCTTACGTTTTCGATACCGGCATGGTTCGCGTGCCAATCGAATTGCTGCAAGATTCTGCTTTCAACATTGAAGCCTTGATGGGTGATTTGTTTGGTGAGCGTTTAGGTCGAGCTGCTAACACTGCTCTTACTACCGGCACCGGCACAAACCAGCCTAACGGCATCGTAACCGCTTCTGGCTTGGGTCTGACTTCTGCCGCCGTTGCTGCTGTTACATCTGACGAGCTTATCGATCTGTTCCACAGTGTTGATCCT